GTTAAAAAATTAAATTTAGATATTGAAAAATTACCAAGATTTTTAAAGTCAGGTGTTGTGTTTGGAGCTAAAAATTCACCAATTACGCAAGTTAATAATATAGATGAGTTATTTGACTATGTGTTATCAGATTATATTTTTGAAGAATCAGCAGATGTTACTGGATATACAAATAAATTTGAAGACTCTAATCTTAGTTCTGATGACAAAAAGAGACGTGCAAAAATAAGAAAAGAATTTTACGATTCTCCTATATTAGATGCATATTTAAAAAAATTTAATATACCTAAGAAAAGGCAAAAAGATTTAGAATTAGAATTTGACTTCTCACTAGACGCTTTAGTTGAAAAACAAAAAGCCATACATAAATCAGCTGATGAATATTATTATAATAACCGAAAAGTAAAAGAAGATTTAGAAGATAGTCAAACACTTACTCAAGAGCAAATAAAAGGTATAAGAAGAACTCAAATAGAACAAGAAAGAGATAGAAGACTTTTAGAAATATTAAGAACAGAAGGAGCTCAAGCAGCAAGAGAGTATGCGACTAGAATAAACAAAATAAATATGAGGAAGAAAGCTAACGCAATAAAGAAAGAAAGAAAAGAAGAGTCGTCAAAATTAAAAGCTGCAGGTAAACCTACTAGACGTGCAATGCAACTAACAGATGAAGATTTGCAACGAGAAGCGGTAGAAAGAGAAGAAGGGTCTATTGCCTCATGGATTATAGAATCTTCTGGTAACATGCAAGATGCAGTAAAAAATCTTATAAAGTACCAAGATAAAAGAATACAAATGGCACAAAGAGACCAAAGTATTACTGAAAAAGATAGAGTGAAAGCTTTAAGAATATTAAATTTTCAAAAAGAACTTCTTATATCAATATCAAAAGTTGGTGGCTTACGAGATGTGCCTGTGTTTATGACAAGTAGACAAGTTATGGAAGAGCACTATAAAAGAACTGGTGATAAAATGGGTAAAAGTGTTGCAGCATTTTATTCATCTACTAAAGGTAGACCTCAAGATAATGCTGTGTTTATATTAGATGCTTTTAAATCTAAAAGAACGATTGAACTTTTTCTTCATGAAGCTACTCACGTGGCCACTGTGTTTGGTTTAGAATCAGAAAATATGACTGATGCTGAGCGAGCTAATTGGGATAAAATATATAAAACAGCAGTAATAGAAGCGGAAAGAGAAGGTAAGAAGTATTATGGATTGAAAAGTTTAGAAGAGTTTATTGCGGAAGCATTTAGTAATATAGAGTTTCAAAGATTTTTACAAGATATAAAAAGTGTATCAGACCCACAACCATCTGATAAATATACGTCTTTATTTGACGACCTTGTTATAGCTGTTAAAAGAATGTTTAGAAATGAAAATCTAGACAATACATTACTAGGAGATACCATAAAAGCATCTGGTAGATTATTTAGTTTTGGAGTTGAACCAATCTCAGGTTCACTACGAGAGAGAAAATTACAAAGAAAAAGAAATTATGTGCTCGCACAAAATAAATTAGAGGAAGGCATACCAAAACATAAAGTGGATGAAATGATACCACCATCTACTAGAACAGAATTTAACGTTAAAAATTTTAACATGGAGATAGTAGACGAAACAAAAGAAGCTAACAGAACAGAAGAAATGATTAAATCACACGAAAGACGCACTAGAACTTTCCCAAGAAGAATAGGTGACTTTTTTAATTCGTGGTTATTTGATGGACAAAACAGTATAGATAAAGTGGTTACTACATTTGCTAATAAGTCTTATTTTGTAAAAAAATGGCAAGATACTTTAGAGTACGCAAACTTATTAATATCTGGAGAAAAAGGGTTCAATAATGTATTTACTCAACTTTCATTAGTGTTTGGACAGGCAGACGGTTATATGAGAAAGTTAATGTTACCTTTACAAGACTATGAAATGTCACTAAGAGACTTTGAAGATTTATATTTACAACAAAACCCTAACGCAACACAAGCTGAAGCAAGAGCATACTTACAAGATATATTAACTGGACTACATGAAAATGAAAGAAGACAGGTTAAATATATGTTGCAAGTACCTTTGAGCACAGAAAAAATAATGAGATTAGGTAATGGTAAGCTAACAAGCCCTGCTGACTATAGAAATACTGTAATGAAAATTATTACTACTAAAAACTATACTGACCCTAACCAACGTAAATTAGATTTAGAACTATATAAAAATCAACTGTTAAAACTTACTGACCCCAATACACGTATAAGTGGAGTACCAACAGTAGACCCAGAAGGTGGTGTAGGATATAGAGCAAATAAAGATGCTAAAAAACTTTCTGATAATATAACAAGTCCTGAGTATGATGTTACTTCTCTAAGTTATGACCAAGCTCAACAATTAAGGAATCAGTATGAATTATTAGAAAGTCAAAATCCAGAATTATATGCAAGTATTAATAATTTCATAGAAAAAATGCAAATAGTTCAAGAAGAAACTAAAGTAATAAACACCATAGGTAGATATGCCCCACCACAAGCTCTTAATGTTATAGATTTTTATGGTTGGAAAAATTATATACCTATGAAAGGAAAGGCAAACACAGACAATGTTTCTGAAACAGTGGCAAAATATCTTGACC